TGAGAATTACAATCGTGCCCTTACTGCCAGAGATGCTGAAAAATATGTTGATGGAGAAGATGAAGTCATTGACTATGAAACACTGATTAACGAAGTAGCATTACTACGTAATCGTTGGTTGGGAGTAATGAAGGCATTGGAATCTAAAAACTTTATGTTGGGCCATTTGGTTAAACTAAAAACTGCTGGTATGGAGGATTTCTCTCTGTGATATCATATGCAGACATTGAACATACACTATTGGAATGGCGACAGTGGCGCAATATTGATCATCGTATGCTTAATGATGGTAATCCTACCAAAGTAGCGGTTGGTGTTGATCTGTTTATAATAGAACAAGAGATTGAACTTGTTATTAAAGATCTTAAACTTAGTTTGATGTCCACTAATGAAGAAGTGGCTGAGCAAAACTATAAGAAATTGTGTGAATTAGTTTGTCAGTATCAACATAATGCGTATGTAAACCTGCTCAAGGGTGAACATTGATATGTCAAATATTCTTGGTATTAGTGCAGGTTTCCATGATGCGGCCGCAACAGTAATCAGTGCCTGTGGTGATATATTATTTGCTGGGCATAGTGAACGCTACAGCAAACGTAAGAATGACCACAACTTCTGCCAGGGATTGCTTGATGATATTTTACCGTATGGTCCAGACATTGTTGCTTACTATGAAAGGCCATGGGCCAAACAATTACGTAGATTATATAGCGGTGAAGGTGTTGAGTGGGATAAACTTACGGTACAGCAAATATTAAAAAAACAACTAGGCGGATGGGTAGATCCAGAACGTGTATATTCTTTTAATCATCACCTAAGTCATGCCGCTGCCGGGTTTCAAACAAGTCCATTTGATCGTGCCACTGTAGTAGTAATAGATGCGATTGGGGAGTGGGATACTATAAGTATATGGGGTGCTGAATATGACAAAACAGGTATTGCAAAGTATCATAGATTATATAGGCAGTTTTACCCGCACTCCATTGGGTTATTTTATAGTGCAATTACTGGCCGCGCAGCCTTACAACCATTAGATGAAGAATACATCTTGATGGGAATGAGTGCGTATGGGAAACCAGGACTGGCCAAGCAGTTTAAGCAAGATTTTATTCGTAATAGTTGGGATATTAAATTTAAGGAAAATTTACATATAGGTATTGCCCCCTCATATTTGCCTAATGCTTCTAACGAAGATTTAGCAAGAGGGGCACAAGATCTAGTGGAAGAATTAATTGGCAGTGTCATGGCGCGGGCAAGACAGTTTAACTGGAGCAATAACTTAGTTTATATGGGTGGTGTGGCATTAAATTGTTTAGCTAATAGAAAATTGGGAGAATATTTTGAAAACATTTGGATTATGCCTTGTACTGGCGATGCTGGTAGTAGTCTTGGCGCCGGTGCTCTTGCCTATGGTGGTCGTCTTAACTGGGTTAATGCTTTTCTTGGCCATAATATTCCTGGTAGTTATCCTGTCAATAGCTTACTGGACGCTCTGCTTAGTGTGGGAATTGTTGGCGTAGCATCAGGCAGAGCAGAATTTGGACCAAGGGCATTGGGTAATCGTAGTTTGTTAGCAGATCCACGCGGCCAAGATATTAAGGATCGAGTAAATGAGATTAAACAAAGACAGAAATTCAGACCGTTTGCACCGGTTATTTTGGAAGAGCATGTTCAAGATTATTTTGATATCCCTAGTGGGTTTTGTGACAGCCGTTATATGCAAATTGTCGGTAGGTGTAAGTATCCTGATCTTTACCCTGCTATTTGTCATGTTGACGGCACGAGCCGTATACAGACTGTTCCCCGTGATGATTCAGGAATTCGGCGACTTTTGGAAAATTGGTTTTTGGCAACTGGTTGCCCTATGCTACTAAACACCAGTCTAAATGTCAGAGGAAAACCAATGGTCAATGACCGCAATGATGCAAAACAATTTGTGGATGAATATAATGTTATGGTGTTTTCATGATAGTTTATTCCGTAAAATCCTCCACGGAATACCTTGCTCAATTTCATCCACAAACCATTCAGTATGAACAACAAAGTCCATCCAAGATTGGGTGGTTTTACAGACAGCTGATTCGATATCTTTAAGGTTTAGATTTGATAACTTGCCAGCCAAACTGCTACCATCGCAAAATACTGGAATGGAATGCATGGCTGCCTCTACCGCACACCCGCTATTGTGATTGACAACACACCAGACTGATTTTAAAGATTTTGTAAAGTCAGCAACATCATTTGTAACTTCTGGTGTTTGTAAAATTACATTCTTGTACTTGCGGGTCAAGTAATGTAAATCCATACCGCGATGTTTTGGATGTACACGAACAATTACCGGCTTGCGACTAAATCTTCTAACCGTATCCAATGTCTTTTCCACCCAATGCAATGCAGGTATTTGACCCTTCCACAACAAGCTCTTGTCCTGCTGAGTACATATCATTATGTTGTCACCACGCACAATTGGAGAGGTAACACCTGTAAATTTGCTTATACGAGTTAAGTCAAGTTCGTCAGGTATCGCATGTTGCCCCAACCCATTTATATTGTTAATACATACTTTAAAAGTTTCACCTCTTATTAAATTTCCGGTCTCAAGAATAATAACAGGTTTACCAGCATCGCGATAATGATTATAAACTTGTTGATTCTTAATCATTCGCCCTTGCCATAATACACTCCAGATCACTACTGCATCACAGTTCATGTCATTGAGTTTTATGGCATCAGTCTTTCTAACCGTTTCAATAAACTTCTCCATAATTGGACGGCCAGCAAGGCTAATTTGATCTGGAAAGTAGGAAATCTGCATAGTCAATTATTTACGTCAACTAAACTCATTATAAATATCTTTATGCCTTACGCCGTAGTAACTACATTCAATCAAGCTGGATACGATACTTACGCCAAGCGTATGATTGCTACCTTTTTGGAAACTTGGCCCAAAGATGTTATACTCTATGCTTATGCTGAGAATTGTTCAGTACAGGAATCAGCACCCAACCTAATAGTAAGAAACTTAGAAGAATCCAGTCAGGAATTGGCGGCCTTTAAACAACGTTGGCACAATGTTCCCAAAGCCAATGGAGATGTAACTGCTGATCCAGTTAGATCTATGCGACGTGATGCTGGTAAAGGATTTAAATGGCATGCTATCCGCTTTGCACACAAAGTATATTCAATATTTCATTGTGCTACACATTGCGACGCTGATACGTTAATATGGATGGATGCTGACACTATATGCCATAGTAATATCAGTACAGAGCAGATACAGGGGTTGATCTTATCAGATAAGGATTTGTGTTTCCTTGGTAGAAAAGGAAAATATTCTGAATGCGGATTATACTCAATGAAGTTACATACAGAACATACTAACAAATTCCTACGAGAATTTCAACGTGTATATGATGATGCTGAAAATGGTATCTTTTTGTTAGCCGAGTGGCATGACAGTTTTGTTTTTGATTCCGTCCGTGACCGTATACCGGGATTGAAACAACATGATTGGTGTGAAATGCTGATTGATCTAAGACCAAACAAAGGAAACAGTTTGGGAGAAGGACACCCATTGATTAACAGTGAGTGGGGCGAGTATTTGGATCATCTCAAAGGTAAACGGAAAGATTCAGGGCATAGTAATCTTGATGACCTAAAAGTACCACGTAAAAGCAAATACTGGAATACATTAAAATGAAACAATCTCATGGGTTTTGGTTCCCAGACTGCGATACTCACTTTGCCAAGATGTTGGATAAGAATGTAGCCAAAGGAAATCAACCAGTATACCAAGAACCAGTACGGAGAATCAGTATACAACATTGTCTGCATCGTAACTTGGCATTGGATATTGGTGCTAACGTGGGACTATGGACCAGAGATTTGTGCGGGTTCTTTAATCAAGTAATCGCTATTGAACCAGTGGCAGAGTTTAGAGATTGTTTACGTAAAAACGTAACTACAGATAATTTACAAATTTATGATTGTGCATTGGGCGAATCAGCAAGTATGATTGACATGATCATTACTCCTGAAAATACTGGACATAGTCATGTAGATCCAGCCAGTATGGGAAATGGCAGTATCAAGATGCAGACATTGGATAGTTTAAATTTACCTAAATTTGAATATGTTAAAATTGATTGTGAGGGGTATGAGTTTAAAATACTACGTGGTGGCGAACAATGTATTCGTAAATACTGCCCAATTATTGTAGTAGAACAAAAGTTTCATACTGATACTGGCATAGTAGATCAGGGAGAGGCCATAGCCTTGTTACGTAGCTGGGGAGCCAGGCAGTTAGATCAAGTCAAGAACGATATTGTGATGGGGTGGGCTGGTTAAGTCAAGTAAGGCAAGAATTTTTGATAAATTCTACCACTTTTTGCATCTGCGTCAGTCCAATGTGCGGCGGCCAAATCATATAACCATTGTTCTCGTTGGAACACAGCTGGAGTTTCAATATTATTAATGTCGGTATTAGCTACCTTCCAC